ATGAGCACTAACGCGACTATTGATGAGTGGGAAATTTTCCAGCACGGCCAGCGTCGATCGGAGCTGACGTCGAGTGAACGCATCCGAGTGCTGCGCCAATTCGAGCGGGAGGCGAAGCTGGACCCGGCATTCGCGCAGCCGATCGACATCCTGCGCTGGTACGCCTCGCACCCCGAATGGAAACGCAGCACCCACTACACCTACAACTCGTACATGGCCAGCTGGTTCAAATGGCTTCAGATGCAAGACATTCGAGTCGACAACCCGATGTTGAAAATAGGGACGATCCGGCAGCCGAAGCGCAAACCCCGACCCGTGGCCGACACACACCTGATGACACTGTTGAAGACGAACATGCACCACCGCACGCGCGTGATGATCCTGCTCGCCACGCTGGCAGGCCTCCGCTGCATCGAGATCGCAGAATTCCGCGGTGAAAGCATCGACCTCGAACGCGGCCGCATGCTCATCCTGGGCAAGGGCGGCGACGAGAAATGGGTACCGCTGCACCCGATCCTGGCCACCACTGCCGAGACCATGCCGCAACGGGGCTGGTGGTTCCCGTCGAACAAGACACGACCGGGGCAGCACGTGACCCGAAAGTCAGTGTCACAGTGCATCGGTGACGTGTTCCGGCGCGCCAACGTGCCAGGCTCCGCTCACCCCCTGCGGCACTGGTACGCGACGACGCTGCTGGAGGACGGGGCCGATGTGCGCGTCGTGCAAGAGCTGATGCGTCACGGCTCGATCACGTCGACGCAGGGCTACACCGGCGTCAGCGACATACGCATGCGGGCCGCAATCGACAAGCTGGACTTGTTCCGTGCTGTCGCCTGATATGTCCGGTGTGCTATGAATCACGCATGGTTCTCCTGTTGCTGGTGGCGCTCGTGATCGGCGGTATCTACCTGTTCCGGCGCGACCATCCCGTCGAACAGGGACCGGTCAACATCGCCCTCAAGCGCATGATCTGGGGTCTGTTGGCAATCGCCGTTGTGCTGACTCTCCTTACCGGAGACTAAGCCAACGTGAGGAACGTGCCGCTCGCGATGACGGTGCGGCCACCGGTGAGGCCGGCGACGTAACCCTCGACCGTGATCAGTCGATCAACGCCGGCAGCGGGGATGGTGATCGTCGCTGTCGGTGCCGTGCCGCCCGCTGGTGCCGTGCCCATCACCACGCCGGCCGCAAGCACTCGGCACGAGTTGACGGCATTGCTACCGCCGTAGGTCACCTGGACCACTGCCGTCGCTGTGACGCCGGCGGGCAGCACGAGCCCGTCGCTCACGACCACCGATCCGCTGCGAGCCGTCCACCCGGTGAGCTGAGTCCAGGTCGACGCCGGCAGGGTTGGGTTGCCGGACTTGTCCATGCCGGCACCCGCGTACGCCTGCCACACGAGATCACTACCAATGTGTATGCGGGACACGGGATCTGCGCCAATATAGACGGAGCTGACTGCGGCGTCCCCGATGTTGAGTGGCATCAGCCGACGATGAAGTAGGCGGTGGTGGCATCCTTCGACCCGAGCGCGGCGTACGCGGCGGCGGTCATCTTGCGGACGGTCGCGATGCCGGCACCGTTCTGCACACCACCAGCGGGGCCGGCGACACCCTGGTCACCCTTCGGGCCTTGGACACCCTGGTCACCCTTCGGGCCTTGGATACCCTGGTCACCCTTCGGGCCCTGCACGGTCGACGCAGCACCCTGGGGGCCTTGCGGACCCTGCGGACCTTGCAGGCCGCGCGGACCCACCTGATAGGGGCGGTCGTTCCACGCGGCAACGCCGTTGCCGACCTTGAGGAAGCCCGTGTCGGTCTCGCAGCCGAGTTCGCCGGCAGCGAGCACCGGGTTCTGTGCTGTCCACTCCGCTGCTGTGGCGCGGAGCTGCTGAATGCGTTTGCGGTCGGCCATCAGAGCGTTCCTCCATCGAGTAGGTGGGTAACAGTTTCGTTGGGGTGACCGCCGTCGACCAGACCTTTCGACGGGGCGAAGATCGTGCCGGCGTCGGTGTCACCGAGTGCGATGAGCGGCACCGGAGTATCGGGTAGCCAATAGACCTGCGAGCCGGTCACATCGAACCGGAGCTCCACCGTCCACGAGCCCGGTTTGATCGTGTGACTGATGCGCCGGATGCGCTGCATGTACGGGACACCGAGCCGGCGCACCACGATCGCATCGAGGACGTCGAGCTTCGACACGAGCGCCCGTTCGGCCGCTGTCACGATGGGCAGGGTGATCGACCGGGGGCCGGTCTTCTCGACGCTGTACTGATCGAGAATTGCCGCTGCCCATGCTGCGAAGTTCGAGCCATAGTTGCCGGCCTCAAGATCGGCCCAGGCACCGGAGCCACGCACCACGGGAAACGTGCGCGACGACAGGCCCAGGGCTTCGATCGACGCACCGCGACGGTACTCAGCGGTCTGAGTGCGGCCGGCGATGAAGTCGAGCTTGGCAGGCGGGTCGTCAGTGCCGACATACCGGTCTGTGAAGTCCTCCGAGTCGAGCAGGTTCTCCGTGACGCGGACAGCGTTCACGAGATCCTTTGTGTCCGAGCCGAACTCCGCATTGATCGAGTACGACATGTGACCTTCGCGGGGTTCATCGGACACGTCGAGCGCCACGGTGGCCGGCAGTGCGGACAGCACCTCGAGCCGATCCTCACGGGTGATCCGCAGGAACCCTTTGCGGGCGTTGCGGGCCATCACGAGCGAGGTGAGATACGTCAGCTTCTCGTCGGCGTACGACGGGTAGGCACCGCCCCACGGGGGCAGCGGTCGGGGAGGGCCGGACACGTCGACGCCATCGACGCTGACGGGGATGCCGAGCCGGTTGAGCGCCGGCACGTACTTCGCGAATGTGTCGAACGCTGCAGGGCAGGGCTCGCCGAGGCGGGCATGGCTGTCGTGCACGCCGATCTCGACCTGCGGCACCCGACCGATGCCGGGGACGATGCGGCGTGACCGGACGCGGCCGGCGGCGATGACCGTCAACCCGACGCCATCGGGGTCCAGTGCGATGATCCGGACCCGTTTGCCTACAGTGACTTTCGGGTCGACAGTGGCTGATGCGAACTTGATTCGCTGCACGCCGAGGTCGGCCTCGATCTTCTCCGTTTTCACCTCCACCACGTCATCGGTGATCGTCTCGTAGGTGTAGCGGTAGATCCGGTTCTGCTCCTGCGTGCGTGTCTGCCATGTTGCGGCCGGCGGTTGTGGCACCGGTGCCGCCGGGGTCACAACCAGCCTGAGAGGATTGGCTGTGGAGAACGTGAAGTAGTTCCACGTGTAGTCACCGAAATACAGAAAGCCCTTCTCCTTAACCCTGTATGGCACCGAGATCGGTTCATTGGTCGTGTTGGCGCGCAGCGAAACCGTCAGGTGGACTTCGCTCACGCCGGCGGGAACGGCCACAGGTGACACCACGGGCAAGGTGTGGACGGTCTGCTGCATTCCGGTGCCGAAGATTGAGACAGTCTGAAAAGTACTGGCGTACTGGAGAAGTGGCGTCGATACCTGATCGACGGTGCCGTATTCGTCCTCGGTGCGGCTGATACCGTACAGCGTGCACACGACCGATAGGTTCGTCTGATTGTCGTTCGAGTCGATCGGGTGCGTCAGGCCTGAGCGCCGGATCGCGAACTGGCCGGCGAAGTTCACGAGATCACCGGGGGAAACTGGTGTGGGCATCCGCGTTTGCACCACGACCGGGCCGATGTTGATCTCGGTCATCTTCGAGACAGTGGACTTCACGGTGCCAACGGAGACGTTCTTAACGGTGCGAGCAGATCCCGACCCGTCGTACTCCACCCTAAGATCGACCGATGTGTCGACCGACGCCTGCGAGATCGGAGCATCCTTGCGTGGGCTTGCGAATATGCCGGTCCCCACGATCGGACCAGTGACGGGCTTAAGCTCCGAATCCTCCTGACGTGCAAGGAGGTTCAGCATTGCTACACCACCGGGTACATAGTTCGCTGGTGTGATGCCGTCCTCGGTCCAGACCAGTTCGCGTGCCGTCTCGACCTGAACGGCCACCATCGTGGCATCGGTGAATTTAGACACTGATGGTCTCCGATCCACCGACTGCGGACGCGTACGCGCCGAGCACGTCGCGAACCTCGCGGCCGATCACCACCGGGTCTGCCATCAGGCCGGCCTCGACCGTGACGTACACCTGCTGCTGTACACCGACGCCGCCACTGAGCCCGATGTTCGGCACCAGATCCTCATCGAACCTCTTCGTCACCGCCTGCGCCAGCGACGATGCCTCGGTGATCAGCTCCCGGCGCTGACTGCCGAGCCCGTCGATGAAGCCACGGACCATCGCTTGCCCGTGCGGGATGAGCATGATGCGGTCGGCCGCAATTCCCTTGCGGCCCTTGTAGACACCCTTGTTCGCGGCAGCCACAGCGCCCAGTTCGGCCGCAGCGGCAGCGACCGCGCCGGCCTGCGATCGGAGGCCGGCCGCGAAGCTGGCGCCCGCAGCGGAGCCCTGAGCGGACAGGTTCACCGACACGCTGGATGCGGCTGCAGCCATCGACGCGGCAGCGGACGCGACAGCGCCGGCGGAGCCGGCGAGGCCCGACGCGAACGAGTTGCCGGCCGCTGCACCCTGCGCTGACAGATTGACCTTGGCGCTACCGGTATCCACCTGCACGCTTACCGGCACCGGGGCAGGCGGTGGGATGTTGATCACGGGCAGCGAGACGTTGAACGTGATCGGCACGGGCGGCGGTGGGGTCAGTTCGAGCGTCGGCTGTGTCACGTCGAACGTGATCGGCACCGGGGCCGGCGGGGGGACGGCGATTGCCGCGCCCTCGACTGCCTCGACCTCGACCTGCACGGGTGGAGGTGGTGTCACCTCGGGGGCGGGGATCGGCTCGGACGGGGTGACCTCGGGGGCCGGCACGATCGGGGCCTCGATCGTCGGCGGCGTGATGTTCTCCAGTGCACCACTGATGGCCGACGTGTCGGGCGGTGTCACCGGTGGTGCCGGTATCGCGCCGGGTGGTGCGATGTTCTCGAACGCGCCGGCGATGACCGACGTGTCCGGTGGTGTCACCTCGGGGGCCGGCACCTTCGGTATCGGCAGGTTCTCGAACGCGGTGGACAGTGGCGTGGTGTCGGGCGGCTCGACTGCCGGGGCTGGAATGCTGTCGGGCATCTTCTCTTCGAAGTCGCCCAACCAGGACGCGTGGTCGTTGAGCCACCTGTTCGGGTCCCAGCCGTCGCCGAAGATCTTCTCGCCCAGGTTGAGGCTTTCGGCTTTCTCCCCGATCCCAGTGAGAAAGTCGCCGACTCCACTGCCGAATTCGCCTATGGCCGTTGCTGCTTCGGTGAATTTGGTGATGTCGCCCGTGATGCCCTCGAGGAAGCCCGTGACCGATTCGCCGTCGATGCTGCCCACCAGGTCACCGAACGCGTTGGACATGTCGGCAATGCCGTCGATGGTGCCGGAGAAGTCGGCGCTGCCCATCTCATCGAAGAACGAGCCGATGCCGCTCGTGAATCCATCAAGTGCGCCGGAATCGAGGAACCCCATCACGTTCTCGAATCCATTGGCCATCGACACAATTGAGTCACCAGCGCCGTCGATGATGTCGGGGATAGCGCCGAAGACTCGCTGTGCGCCGGCGACGACGGCGGGGTCTCCGAGCTTCTCGGTGAAGTTGCCGAACGCCTGAATGTACGACGGAATGTTCGAGATCAGGTTCTCGATGTGCGGCTCTGCGGCACCGAACGCCTTCTCCATCGCGGGGCCGACTTCGTTCGCGATGGCGGGCATCTCACCGGACAACTCGTTGACGAGACGGGCAGCGCCGGCGGTCACAACATCGAGGCTCGGTCGGATCGAATGGAATGCTGCGCCAACGGAAGTCGCTAGATCGACAAGCGGCTGTTCGACCGGTTGCGAGATCTCCTTCATTGTGTTGACGACGTCGTCTTTCATGACGGTGAAGCTGTCTTGTACCTTCTCCGACGTTGCTGCTGCGACGATGGGAATCGCGGCGAAAGCGCCGCCGACGCCAACCGACAGCGCGCCGGCGGCAGCGGTGACCGCACCGAGGCCGGCAGCGGTCGCGAACACACCAGCGCCGGCGGCACCGGAGATCAGGGGCGCAATTGCGGTGGTGAGACCCGCAAGCAGTGGGGCCGCCGATGCCGCTGAGCCACCCATCCTCGCGATACCGGATGCGGCGCTACCGCCGGCGTTGGTGCCGAGCCGGATCGTGTCGTCGTTCAGCGCGAGCAAGGCGACACGGAACGCTGCGAGTTCTGCTGCGGCACCGGCGGTGTCGACGTCGAGATTGATCGTTACCGATCGGGGCACGGCTGCGAGGAATGCTGCGAGTTCGGCTGCGGCAGTGCCGGTGTCGAGATCGAGGTTGATTCGTGCGTTGGCGTTGCCGAGGGTGGACGCGGCGAGGGCGGCGCGGAACCCTGCGAGATCCGAGTCGATGTCGATATTGATCGAGCGGTCACGGAGGCCGGCCAGTTCGGCACGGAGGATGTTGAGCTCGGTACGGTCGACGTCGACCGTGACCTTTACGCGGGTGTTGCGGAGCGCGTCCATCTTGCCGCGCAGTGCTGCGAGCTTCGCGTCGTTGACGTTCACGTCGACCGTCACGTCGCCGTCGCGCAGTGCGGCGAGTTTGGCTTTCAGGACGTTGAGTGCACCGTCGTCCACGTCGACCGTGACGGTTGCTTTCGAGTCGCGCAGGGAGGCGATCGCAGCCTTGGTGCGCTCGATCGCCTGGAGCAGATCACGCTCGTGACCGTTGATGTAGATGTCGACGGAATTACTCATCGTCTTCGCCTCTCGGTGTCAGTCCCAGCACTGCCGGCGCGACGGGTGGTGTGCCGCCTCGGTCGAGTAGGCGTTCGATCAGCAGGACGATGTAGGCGCGAGCTGCCAGCTTCCATGCGTACAAGCTGGTGTTCTCGTCTTCGAGCGTCTTGTTGCGGGTGGTGAGGGTGACGACGTTGCCGCTCTCGACCTTGTTCCACAGGGAGGCGACGGTGCCGACGCCGCCTAGTCCTGCGCCGATCGCGGCGATGATGATCAGGGTGGCTTCGCTCACCTATGTCACCCCGAGAGCTGACCACAGCCTCGCTGCTGCGTAGTTGATCACGGCTATCCCAACGGCTATGACGCCCACAAGGATTGGGGACGGTGGTACGGAGCGGATCGGTGCCAGGATCAGGCACAGTCCGTAGAACGCCCATGCCGCGACGACGAGTGCGTGGGTGACGACGACGCCGCGTCGGATCACGGCCGCGTAGCCGAGCACGGCACCGGTGAAGGCGAACAGGAACGGCCACACCGGGAAGAAATGTTCGATGACAACCACGATCGATTCCTGCCCGGGCGGCAGTGGGCGGCGCACGAGCGCATCGGGTCCGGTGTAGAGCGCACCGACGATCACGGACAGGCCGGCGACGACGAGCGAGAGCATCCGAGCGGCCGCGACGACGGCCCGCTCGTTCATCAGCGGCCGATCTTGCGTGCGCCGAATGCGAGGACGGCCATGATGCCGGCCACCACTGCGCCGCTGCCGAGCCCTTTCCAGTCGGTGAGGTCGAACAGCTCGAAGTCGTCGCCGCCGATGGTCTCGGCCGCGTACGCCAGCACTGCCGACAGTGGCAGTGCGATGCCTGCCTGTATGGCTGTGCGGGCCGCTGCGGTCTTCGCGGGCACAGTCGCGGCCGGTGGAGGGATGCGCACCTCATCGAGCGGCACGTTGTGGTTGAGAGCCCTCGCGATGATCGGTGTCAGCTGGACGAACCGGGCTTCGATCTCGGGGCCCATAACGCGCATGATCTCGTTGCGAACCTGATCGAGCGGACCCTGTGGTGCGGTCATGACTTCTCTTCCATGAGCTGTGCCTCGGTGGGCAGTTCGGTACGGAGCAGGTAGCTCGCTGCTGCGGTGGTGCCGGCGACGACGCCGATCACCACCGCAGTGGCGAGGGTGTGGAGCGCCCTCACAGTCCGAGCCGCTTCCACGTAGCGGGGCCGACGATGCCGTCCACCTCGAGGCCGGCACGGCGCTGAAATTCGAGCACCACCTGGAGCGTGGCAGGCCCGAACTCGCCGTCGACCGTGAGCCTGGAGTACGCCGGGTAGTCGCGATTGAGACGAGCCTGGACCTTTCGGACTTCCTCGCCGACGGAGCCGAGCTGGATGAATGGGACGCCGCCGGACGATGGGATGGGCGGGGGCGGTGCACCGTTGGTGTCTTCTGTGATCGGCCCCGGTATGTGCCAGAAGTCGTGGAAGATCCGGTCGTTCCACGCGCGGGCGTAGTACTTCGTGCCACCGCGAATAACGCTGCCGTAGATGACACCACCCGGCATTCCGCGGCTCTCGAAGTTGACCAGTCGGCCACCGCCGTAGTTGATCGTGCACGCGACGTGACTGTTTGCGCCGCCACCGCCGTGCATGAATCCGAGACGGAGAACGGCGTCGTCGGGGCCTCGACCCCTGATTGTGCCGAGCGGGCCGGCCTGGCCACGGGGAGTCAGTCGCCACGTCTCCGTCGAGCCGTAGCGGCGTGCGGGCGATTGGCCTTGCAGGATGGCGGCTGCTGCGGCCACGGCCCACGAGCAATCGCCGGAAGGACCGCCGGCCGGCCCGTCACCGTCACCGCCGTATTCGTATGCAAGGCCGTTCTTGCGGACTCCGAATGCGTCGAGCTGGTTGAGCCGCGATCGTAGGATTGCCATCATTTCCTCTTCGCTCGTTTGTTGGCGATCTCGATGAATGCGTTTCGTTCGAGCAGGGTCAGCTCCTCGAACACTGTGGGCGACTGGCCCGTCAGCATGCAGAACTCGGCCAGCCGGCGGGCCTGGGTCTGAGCTAGCTTGCGGGCTTGCCTTTTGGGTCCGAGTCCTCCTCGTCCACACCGGCTTTCACGCGGGCATCGTGGTAGCTGGTGTCATCGAGGTAGTCGTTCCACCCGTCGACCTCGGCCTTGCCCCACTTCTTGAGCTGGTCCCGCGACAGGGTGTCGACGTAGCCCACAGCGAAGATGAGCTGAACGTTGTCGGCCTTGGCAATCTCGTTACCGGCGCACTGCTGCACGCGCTTGAGTGCCGTTCCGGTGAGGGAATGCAGCTTGTCTTGGAAACCGTTGGTATCCGTCTTGGCGCTCATAGTCCTGCGTCTCTCTTTCGTTGGATGACTTCGCGTTTCACTCGGAGAACTGCGAAGGGGGTGACCCGTTCTAGGGTGATGAACATGAAGGGATAGGGCGCTTGTGGATCCCAGCGGGTGCCGGCGTGGTTCATGGCGACGTAGATGCCACCGCCGTGCGACTTCCGGCTAGCGCCGCCGGCTTTCGCGTAGGCCCGCATGTTGGAGCCCTTGGCGCGGATCGACTTCTTTGTGCGTCCGGAGTAGACCGGGGCGAGGACGTTCGCGATGGTGAACGTCCTCGCTGCGATCTGGTCGAACGCCGGCTTGAGCTGTCGAACCGTCTTGTAGAAGACCGTGAGCTTTTCGAGCAGGGGGCGTTTGCCCTCGATCGACAGCTCGATCTTCATGGTGGCCACGAGCTATTCGACGATGCGCTCGGGAACGCCGTCGATCGGCCACTCGACCTCGAACTCGTGCTCCTCGTCGGCCTCGCCACCAAATCCGGGCTTGCTGGCAATGGTGCAGGTACCGGCAAAGTGAGGCTTCTCGGCGGTGGGCACTTCGTTGCCGTAGGGGCGTGCGATGAAATCGACCGTCTCGCCGGCGTTGAGCCAGATGTACGTCCAGAACGAGCTGGACTGGAAGTCCTGAAAGCCGGTGCCGCGAATGAACCACGCCTTGGTGTCGCCCTCCTTCATGCGGGCGAACGTCTTGAACGCGATGTCCTCCCCGTCGTCGGGCTCGCAGCGGAAGGCCTTGAGGTCGGTGTTGTACTCGGTGCCCTCGATCAGGATCGAGAGATCCTTACCCTTGGTGCCTTTGAACGGAGCCATTGCGGTCACTCTTCTTTCATGTCGATAGCGATCGACGCTGCGATTTCAGCGCCGAGATACTGCGGCTTGCCCTCTTCGGGATCGGTAATCTTCGGGGTCTCGACCTCGATACCGATCATGTAGGGCCGGAGGGCGATCAGTGCCCGAGCGGTCATGTCGTTCAATGCATCTCGTGTCACCGATGCGCTGCCCCTGCCGGCGACGATCTGGATCAGCCAGTTCGTCAGGAACGGCTTGCCGAGGCTGACACCGGGTACGTCGGTCTCGATCGACGGGAGAGCGGGGCAGACGACGACGACGGGCGGGGCCGGGTCTTTCACCTCCCAGCCGACAACCTTGGGGATGCCGGCAGCGATGAGGGTGTCGATGATCGTGGTCTGCGTCTGTGTGAGGTCCATCAGAACGCCGGCACGTATCTGCGGACCTGACGGATGATCACGTGCATCGGGTCGCGGGAGGATCGAGTCTGTCGTGCGTTGCCGAACGGGTCGATGCTGGTGCTCGGTCCGTTCGAGGCGTCGAACATCTCAGCGGCCACGAGCAGGTACCACCGTTTACGGGTGGCCGGCGGGATGGGTTTGACCGGCTTCGCGCAGAAGTCGTCGATCGTCTCGATGGCGATGTCGAGATCGTCTTTCAGCTTGCCGTCCTCGGACGCATCGGCTTTGACGAACTCGCGGAACTCTTCGACGGTGGGGTAGACCACCGTCGAAGAGTCCTGCTCGGGCGCTGTCACGACTACGGCTCCACCGGGAACGTGATAGCCGTCATGCCCTTCGGCTGCTCGGAGTAGATGCCCTGGTAGCCGTACACCGAGAAGTCCTTGGTCAGGTTGATGATGTTCTCGTCCTGGAGGGAGAACGGTGCGCCGGCGCTTTCCATCGACGTGATGGCTTCTCGCGAGGTGACTCGGAATGTGCCGGGCGGCAGGCGGTCTCCGACGACGCCGGGGAGGCCGGCCATCGTGAAGCCGATCTCGACGTCGTCGGTCTGGCTGACGTTGGCGCTGCCCCAGGTGTTCTGGCCGTCGCCGTTGACGTTGAAGATCGGTCGGCCGGTGGCGTCTTCGAGCAGTGCGATGTCCTTGTACACGTCGAAGCTGCACACGATGAGGTCGGCGCGCAGTCCCTTCGCGTTCTGGATGATCGAGTGCTTGGCGTCCAGGACGACGGAGATCCACTCGGCGGCGGTGGCCGGCTTCGCCTGCACGACGATGTTGTTGATGCCCTCGTTGCCGCCCTTGGGCAGCGCGAGCATGAACGCCTGAACGTAGTTCTCGTACGCCTCGGCGTACTGGATGCCCATCCACCGCAGGCCGGTGTCGAGGATCGGCACCTTGGCTCGCTCGATCGCCTGCCGGCTGAAACTGGTGTAGCCGCCGACCGTGCGGACGACGCCGCTGCCGGTGCCCAGCTTGATCTCGAGGTAGCCGAGATCGTCGCCTTCGACGGCCTGTACGCCGATTGCGCCGCTCTCGGAGATCACCTTGGCGTACTCGAAGCTGGTGCCGTCCGGTGGCAGCGATTCACGGGAGAACATCGTGGAGATCGGCCGGCTGCGGTTGGTGAGCCGGAGCTGCTTCTCCAGCCACGCCGGACGCTCGACGCCGTCTGCCATGACCTGGCCCTCGTAGGCTCGGGTCTCGATGCGCAGCGACTCCAGCTCGTCGTTGACGGCGCGGATCTCGGTGACGGCGTCCATGTCGCCGGCGAGCATCGCCTTGAGCAGTTCGCCGCCGGTGCGAACCTTGAACTCGCGCCGGCCGCGTGTCTGGGTGCCGCCACCATCTTCGAGTACTCCGAGCCGGCGTTCCATCGTGGTGTTGTCCGCGCGGAGCTGGATCACCTCGGGGTCGTCCTTGAGGGCAGCTTTGACGGCGCGTGCAAGCTCTTCGGGGTCCATACGTGATTCCTGTTCTGTGTCAGCGTTTCTCACGCTTTCGATGACCGCGCCCTTGTAGGCGGGCTTTTCTGTGATGGACACTTCGCCGAGTGTCGCTGCGGTGCGGACGAGCACGCCGTCGCGCGTCTCGTGGGTGCCGGGGAGGAAACCCACCGAGAAGTATTTGAGGACGCCGTCACGGGCGAGTTCGAGCACTTCGTCACCGCGTTCGGTGTTGGCGATGCGGCACTCGACGTAGTAGCCCTCGGGGCGGTTCTTGCCGGAGATGACGGTGCCGATCGGGAGGTCACCGCGTGTTTTCCAGCTGTGGTTGGCGTGCACCGAGACGGCCGGCGCGTCGTCCTCGAACACGCCCAGGGCGAATGATTCGCGGTAGCTTCCGTTCTTGGTGCGGATCTCGGCCGTCTGACCGTAGGGCACGGCGATACCGGAGATGATGCGCGTCTGTTCGTCCACGGAGTTGACCGGTGCGCTGCGGATCTCGATCTCGGTATCCGTGGCGGCTGTGCGGGTTTCGATGTTGTCGGTCATCGCATCCTCTTGTTCAGTCGGAACCAGCGTCGTATCTGGTCGGGTGTCCATTCGGGTCGCTCGTCGCTGACGGCTCGTTCGAGGCAGACGGCGAGGCCGGGGTCGATGATGTGGAACTGAGCGCCGGCGCGGCGGTAGTCGGCCAGCATCGACGGCCGTGGGTCGGTGTCGATGATCCACGCGTTTTCGACGCGGCCCATGAGGATCTGCGAGATGGCTGCGTGTCGAGCGGCTTGCACCACGCGGCGTAGCGGGCCGGGTGCGTCGTGGTGAGCGGTGGACCCGAATGCTTTTGCGAGCCGGTCGAAGTCGACTATGGCGTCGCCGTCTGCTGCGTTCGCTGCCACGAACGTGGACTTGCCACCACAGGGTGGTCCGGTGACGACGTGGATCATGCCTCGATCTCCTTCGGCTGATCGACCCGCTCGGACGGGATCACCTTCGGTGGTGCCGGCTTCTCGTCGCCGTGGGGGAGCGGGTCCAGTCCGTCTCGGGCGCGCAGCTCGTTAATGGTGCGGGTGCCGTTCTGAACGTTGGCGGTGTCGACCTCGGAGCGTGTCTTGCTGTCCATGCGCAGCAGGCCGGACTCGTCCAGCTCGACCTTGTTACCGCGGGGGATGACCTCGGTGAGCCCGCTCTCAACAGCGTTCATGTACTTCGCCAGGGTGGTGGTGAGGTACTGCAGAGTGGACTGTTCGAGGTTTTGGTAGGTCCGAGATTCGGTGCCACCAGGAACGAGCAGGTCGAAAGCCGGTGTGCCGCAGATGCGTACGATCTTGCGGTCGATGGCGTCCTGCACCTCGAGCATCTGCGCATCGGCGGGCTTGAGCTGAATCGACTCGTAACTCAGGCCGGCAGCCATGACGACGGCCTGCCCTCGGTGCGAGCGCAGAAAGTCGTTCCACCGGACCTGGAGTTCGTCCTGCTCGATGTTCGACAAGTGCTGGTCTGTGGTGAGGATGCCGGACGGGACCACAGCGGAGTCGAACCATTCGCGCTGAAACTCGGCCAGCGTGAGCGCGGCGCGCAGCTCGGTCCGTGCGAGCTGGCGCGGGCCGATACCTCGTGCCTCGCCGGTGATGGCGGTGTGCTTTTTGTGGACGATGCGGCCGCGTGGAACCTCACGGCCCAAGTGCCCATAGCGTGTTCGACCCCACGTACCATCGGGCAGCCGCTCGCGCACGATGGTCATCTCACGCGGCGAGATCGGAATCAGGTTGACTGTCTGCGGATCTCCGACGCGCTTCCAGATGTATTCGCCGTGCAGGAACAGATCGTTGACCGTCGACTGCACGAACTCTTCCCAGTCCATGTCGAGGTTCGGCTTGTTCACGATCGACGGGAATGCGCGATCGTCGAACGGGATCAGTCGCTTACGGGCATCGCGGACAGTGGCCGTCATCGAAGACATCATCGTGTTGGTCTGGTCCATCGACCGGGAGAACGCCGAGACCTTGAGGGCTTCCTCCCACGTGACGCCGAGATCCATACGGGGAGGGGGCATTACGGCCGGTAGCGGGGAGTCACCGCCAGCCGAGCCAACCGACCCGCTGCGTGTCTCCACGTCGTTGCCGAAGCCGAAGAACCTGCCGATTGCGTTCATTGCTGGGGAACGCTAATCCCATCCGTGTGATTCTCATGCGGTGGTTTTCGAAAAGATTCTCAGCTGCGACACGAACGGCTGCTGCTGCTCGGCCATGAAAACGCCCATGACCGTGGCATACATCGCATCGATATCGCCGAGAGATTTGTTCATGTCGATCAGCACACCTTGGCCCACGTTCACGGTCACGGTCTTCGTCAGCTGAGTCACGAGCGCTTTCTGGCCGGCGTGCTTGGCGCGGCCATCCTTGATCATCGAGTGCACCGCCGATGTGGCGTTCGCGATGTTCCCTCGGGTCATGTACTCGGCCGGCAGGTGGTGCGTCTTGTCGAGCGCCAGGATCGTCGGCTTCATCGTCTCGGCGTCGGTCACGAACTTCTCCACCCGCACCGTGCGACTCAGCTGCACAAGCTTTTTCAGCAACAACTCGTCGTTGCCGTACGTAATCGTGCCGATGAGCTGGGTGTACACAACGCCGTCGTATTTGGTCGAGGCGACGATCGAGACGTAGTTCCACGTGCGCCGTGATCGGGCGAACGAGATGATGAGCGGTTGCTTGCGGGCCGGTGCAGGCATGGGTCCGTACTCGGCGGCCAGCCATGCCGGGACGGGCATCCAAATGCTTTCGACGGAGACGAACTCGTTGCGGCGGTAGCGTCGGTACGACGACTCCAGCCGGTTCTTTCCCTGGCGCACTTCGTCTTCGAGATCGAGACGGCCCGATGCAATCGCCGGGTTCGCCTGCACGAGGGCCTGCGGATCGTAGAGTTCGAGGTTCGGATCTGCCTCCCACAGGAAGAATCCGAACCTCGGATCGTGGCCCTCCTCCTTCGCAGCAGCGGCGCGGCCGATACGGTAGAGCAACTTCAGCAGCTTCGAGTTGTCGTCGCCGGCTGTGGTGAAGCCGGCCACAAGGGCCTTCGGCTGGGCCGACGCGCCCAGGGTGAGCGCGTCCCACGCCTCGGGCTTGAGCAGGTGCAGCTCATCGAGCAGCATCAGACAGCCGGAGAAGCCCTGCAACCCGTCGCCGTCGCCGGCCGCTTTCACAACGTACGTCGCCGGTTTCTTCAGGTTCCGCGACTTGATACCGCTACGGTCGGTGGTCTTGAACCGACGTTTGAGCAGCGGCACGTTGTCGACGCAGTAGCGGACCTTCGCGTAGAGGTTCTTCGCCTGGTCCACGACGGCCGCGATCGAGATCACCTCGGGTGCACGGGGCACCATCAGGATGAGTCCGTAGAGCGCCATGACGGCACCGAGCACGGTCTTGCCGTTCTGCCGGCCCATCGAGACGACGACCTGCTTGTAGACCAGCTGGCCGCGCAGCTTCTCGACCGGATAATCCTCAGGGTACTTCTGCAGGATCTCGCGAATGAGCCACTTCTGCCACATGTCCAGGCGCAGCTCGTCGCCCGCTGCGAACCGAAAGACTTTCTCCGAGAGCCGAATCAGCTTGTCGGCCTCGGTGTAGTCTGGGTTCTCGATCGGCTGCGTGTAGACGCGAGGCAACCACGGAGGGGCTTCGTCCATCAGATATTGGCGATCTCATCATCGAAACCATCGTCGTCCGACAGCTCCTCGACCGGTTTACGCTTCAGCAGTTCAGAGAACAGCATCCGAAATTCCATCGTGAGGCCCGCCGGCAGCGCGGTATTGCCCTTCACTTTCACATCCAGGAGCCGTGCAATGTGGAACAACGACGCCAGGTACGGGGCCTCCGAATCGCTCACCCACTCGTTCACAGACAGGAACGTCTCAAGCGATCCCTCATACGATTCGTTCGTCACGAAACCCACAACGACCTCCATCCGGCCATGCATAAAATCCGACGAGCATGCATCCACCATCCATACCGCAATGCATAATCATGCATTGTTTTCGTCCCACTCCCTGGAACTAGACCTCTGGCAGCCCTGGGGGGTGTAAGAGCGGGAAGCCCCTCGGTGTCAACCGTCCCCGTTGCAAAAACCGGGGACCGGTTGCCACCACCGACCATGCATGACTGTGGATGATTATGCATGCATGAGTATGCACTGCGATGCATTGACTTGTCGACTACGTCAATGCATCCTTGACACGTGAAGCGACCAATGGACACAGCCGAATACATCGCCTTCGTACGCCGCATCGTGAGGGCAGCAGGGCGCAGAGCAGGCACCGACATAGAGTCACTGCCACACCTGATCGCACTGCGCTCAGAGCTGGACGGACAGATCACCGAAGCAGTGACAGCAGTACGCACTGATGGGTACAGCTGGGCCGACATAGCCAAGCGCACAGGCGGCACACGGCAAGCAGCACAGCAGCGTTGGGGATAGCTCATGCTGTGATCCCTGCACCGAAGAACTCGGGATCGAACCACGTCTTACGCCCATCGGCCTCCACCTTGCCGCCCTTACTGCGGTTGCACGGCAGACACAGCAGTTGCAGGTTGTCCAGCTCGTGCACCTTCACGATGTGCCACGGCACCACGTGGTCGATCTCGCAGCGGTCATCGCTACCGCACTTACGACACACATAGCCGTCACGCGCACGCACCGCCTTAGCCATGTCGTCCGGTATCGGAGGACGCCTATCGCTTGCCATACAGAGCCACCTCGATCAGAAGCTTCCGCGCTTCGTGAGTGTTCTTGTTGTCATGGTCAGGAGGGATGGGCACACCGGCCCACACCATGCCGAGAGCGTGATGCTGCAACGCACGCTGAGCGCAACGAGACAGGACAGGGCAACCAGCACACAACTGCTCAGCAGCCACCCGCTTCGTACGCCACTGCCCGCCAGCCACATTCGCATACTCGTACTCATCAGCACGCCCTCGGCACAGGCTCATTGCTCAGGCTCGACAGCGGCCGGCTCTTCGATGATCTCCGGCTCGGTGTAGCCCCACGACATCGAACCCATCACGTTGCCCTCGGCATCATCGACCTGGACCACGATCATCTTCCGCTCAGCGTCATAAGACACCGACGCAAACCGACCCGGCAGGCCATCGAGCGGCACCAACTGGCCCGCCATCAGAGCGCCGCCCATTCATTTGTGAAGTCGGTATGCGGCCCGCTGTGTTGGACACTGAGCCTGCACCGTGCCGGCATGTCCCAGTACGTATCGCCGTCCGGTATGAACTCCGACCCGCACCGCTCGAAGTCACTGTCAAAGAACTGGGTCGACACGTCCGACGTCGTAGGCTCACCATCCCCGTCGGACATGCGGGTGTCCATCAGCGCCTCGGCTGCCTCTTCGAGCGACTTACGCGCCGCCACAATCGAACCGAGCGCCGCCGTCACCGCCCACCGATGCGGGTCGGTCTCGGTCAGTCGAGACAGCAGGTGTTGGCCGGCACCCTCCAGCACAGTGACGGGGCCGACCAGATCGGCCACTTGATACGTCGCCGCCTGCAACAGCGCGGACATGTCGTTGTCCATCAGAACAGCACTCCTTCAGGTTGATTCGGTTCCGGGTACGACCGCCGAACATGGTCGGACCCGCACAAAGTGAGGCCACGGGCGTAACGCACCGCAGCGGCCAGATACAGCTCAGCCTCGGGAAGGTGGACCACCTCGCACGTGCTGAGCGGAGTGCAATACATGCCGGCCAGCAGCACCACGTCACGGTTGTGAGCGGCCGTCATCACCACATACGCAGCCGCCGCCGGCCGCTCGCCAAGGTCGATCGACAAGGCGAAGTCATATGCCTCACAAAACTTCTCCACCGCACGATGAATCGAGGGCGATCGACTGAACAGCTTCACTGGCAAGCGGGCCGGAGACGACATCAGCTCACGCCCTCGGAGGCCAGGACCACTCGCCGGCCGATGTGCCCTCGACAGCCGAGACGGTGTACTGCCCGCCGCGCGGAGGGAACACCGCCAGCTCCACCCATCCACTCTGAGGGTGGACGAACGTGACCAGTGCTGCGTGCTCCTCGAACTCGTTCAGGTGTGGCGGCAGGCCGGAGTAGCGAGCTTGCGTGGGGTGCGGGTGGTAGTGGACTACTCGTCCGATCGTGGGTTTCATTTCAATCTCCTTGTGGTTGTTCGGCTCTCAGCGTTGCGCTGAGAGCCGTTGTGACGCTTCGTAGAGGGAGCGGAGGGAGTTGGGAGGGCAGGGCGTACCCCGTACCGCAAAGGCACGGGATCACCCGATCTCGGTTCCTTCGCGTCGGTCGCGTCGGTCGTCGGTCGGTTGGTATGAACGCAAGCGCGGGAATTACTCGGCTTGCCGGGACTGGGATACTTCGAGTGCCTGATACACCAGCAACGGTGTTCCTGCCCGAGTCCGCCTTAACCAGGTCAGACACTCGAATCGGGATGGGTGCAGTGGCCCCTCTAACGGGCGACGACTACGCGGGCTAGGCGCATCACCCGTACGTGAAAGATCCACGGGCGCAGGGACAACGAGCAAGATTCAGTCAGGGCGGCACATCATCACCACCCTCATCGAACAGAGTCGGCGGCACAGCGTCACGCTCAGCGCGCGCCCGATCCTCCTGACACTCGGCACAGATCTTGTCGACCGGCACCCACGCATTCGGATGGAACGGGCGCGCACACTCAGCGCAGTGCTCACGCTGAGCGTGAGGGTCGATCGGCCGGCCGCGCCGCCACCGCACCTGCGAGGCATCGACACGGCCCGGTACCGGTTTCCACGGACCACGCACAAGATCGCCCATCACGAGCTCGACTTACCGAACTCGCGGGGCGATAGCTTGCGGATCTCATAGACGTTGATCTCGCTCTCACCGAGCACCCACGCCTCCGACTGCGCTTCCTCAGCAGCCTCACGGGTCTCGTAGACGACACCGATCCAATCGAGAGAAACCCGCCCGACCACATGCTCTTCCCCAAGCACGTAGCCGAGCGGGTGGTTCGCATCGCTCACAGGAACTCGTCCTCGTGAACGACGACAGCGTGATCGGCGTCATCGCGATTCGCCACCACTGTGATGGCCTCAAGCAATGAGCCGACAAGATGAAAGTCAGTGCCGAACTCGGGGAAGCCCATCAGCTTGTAGCCCCACCGATCCGGCGTCATCGGATACCACCGAAAGCGCGAGCAGAGTCGACCTTGCGCAGCGGCACCAGATGCGGGCCACGGATAGCGAGCACGACCGGCATGTCCTCACAGCCAAGCCACCAGTACTCAACGTCGATACCGCGATCCATCGCGATCGAGTACTCACACGTGCGCACGTCCTGACGGCTCGCAAGGCACTGCTTCGAGTGCAGGATGTACACGCGCTGCTCGTCGGACACAGCGCGCCCGATGTGATCACGATGAGCACGGGCAGCGCCGACGATCTTCTCGATGTCCTCGGCCGGCACGACCTCGCTCATCCCTGACCACCCGCCAGCACGTAGCAAGCCCCCAGCGCCAACAGGACGCACGCAAAGCCACACGACGGCACCAACCACCAGAAGAACAGCTTGCGGATCAACTCACGCAACTGCGCACCGGTAGGCCACTGCGGCCGGGCGGTCGGCGTCACGTACCGGCCGGCCATCACTTCGCCGCCGACTTCATGGATTCGACCTCGTCGCGGTCGAGAAGGTACGCACCGGTCTTGCCCGGGAGCTTCTGGTGAACCGAGAGTCGGCCGCTCTTGGCCCAACGTTGCACGGTTGACGGGGTGAACCCCAGCATTTCTGCTGCCTCAGTCACCGAGCACAATGCGGGAATTACAGCGTTGTCAGACTGCATGCGGAACAGAATGCGGTAAATACAGCTTTAAGTCAACACAGCGTGCCGACTTGTCTCCGTTGCGGTAACTACCGCATAGGCATTAGAGTGACGCCATGAGCGGTAAATCCAGCGGTGATCACCTGAATAACACCGGCCCCATAAGGGGCGGCGGCAAAGGCGGTACGTCACGCGCGAAGAAGCGGTGGAACGAGCGCAAGGGTGACCAGCAAATAGGTCGGGACGAGCTGTTCCGTCAGCAGACTGGTCGCATACCGAAGGCCAAGCGATACCGAGTTGAGGGGGAGAAGTGACTACAAGCATTCAGGGGTTGACGGCCGGCGTGGTGCCGGTGCTGTCGGACGCGCAGCGGCTGGCGATTGCGCGGGGCTTCGTATCGCTGACGCAGGGCGAGCTGGCCGACCGGCTCGGTGTGACAATCAGCACAGTTCAGCGTGCGGAGACAGGGCTGACGAAGGTGCGCCGCACGACATTGATGGCATGGTCCCTGGCCACGGGCGTAAACCTGCACTGGCTTGAGACCGGTCACGCACCTGAGCTCACGAGCGGTGGGTCATGTGCCGTTTGCGACGCTGAAGACGACGGTGGTGCCCCCAGTAGGACTCGAACCTACGACCTGCGGATTAAAAGTCCGTAG